CCTTGATAAAGTTTCTCACCTCATTACAGACCTTCAATGGGAAGGTAATAATGTGGTAGGAAAAGCATCTATTCTTGATACTCCTAATGGTCAGATTGTTAAAGGTCTACTCGATGGGGGAGTCAAACTAGGTGTTTCAACTCGTGGTATGGGTAGTCTTGAGAACAGAAATGGCACAATGTATGTGAAAGAGGATTTTATTCTCAACACAGTAGATATTGTCCAAGACCCTTCAGCGCCTGGTGCGTTCGTTAATGGCATCATGGAAGGTGTCGATTGGGTGTGGAACAATGGTGTTATTCAACCTCAAGAAATTGAAAAAATGGAGACAGAAATTAAAAAGGCTCCACGTGCTGATCTCTACGAGACTCAGGTTCGTGAGTTTAAAAATTTCCTCTCGTTACTCAAAACAAACTTTAAGGAGTAAAACATGTCTGATCAAGAGAACATGATTGATGATGTTGAACTTCCTGAGGCGTATGAGGACCAAATCGAGGAAGCGAAAGGTCACGATCCTGAAAATGCTGAAAAAGACTCAGTAGATTCAGTAGACAAGGCAGGCGATGCTACTAAGCAAGCCGCTGCTCCGAAGACTAAAGCAGGTATGATCAACGCAATGTATGGCAAGATGCACGCTATGAAGAAGCATGAACTTCAAGCCATGTACAGTAAAATGCACGAAGAGTCAGAAATGATGGAAGAAGAAGGCGAAGCTGTTGAATTGCCAGAATTTTCTGTTACTGATGAACTCAAGGCATTGGTTGAATCAGAGGCAACATTGTCAGATGAATTCAAAGCGAAAACTGCTGTAATCTTCGAAACTGCTATTCGTTCCAAACTTACTGAAGAAGTAGAACGTTTGGAAGATGAATATCAATCTCGTCTTGACGAAGAACTGAACGCAACACGTGAAGATCTTGTAGAGAAGGTTGATAACTACCTCAACTATGTGGTTGAAACTTGGATGGAAGAGAACAAACTCGCTGTCGAGTCTGGTCTCCGTACTGAGATTGCTGAAGGTTTCATGAATAACTTGAAAGAGTTGTTCGTTGAGTCTTACATCGAAGTACCTGAGTCTAAGGTAGACCTTGTTGATGAACTCGCTGCATCGGTTGAAGAGTTGGAAGAAAAACTCAACGCTCAAACTGGTTCAGTATTAGAAATGCGTGAAAAGTTGGAAGAGTACCAGCGTGAAACGGTTATCCGTGAAAGCGCTCGTGATCTTGCTGACACGCAAGTAGAAAAATTACGTTCTTTGGTTTCTTCTCTCGACTTTGAAGATGAAGAGTCATTCGCAGAAAAAGTTAAAACTGTGAAAGAGTCTTACTTCAAGAAAGAAGTAACTTCAACCGAAGAAGTAATCGAAGAAGATTGGGACGCAGATGCCACAGTTGAAACTAGTTCAGCTATGGAAATGTATCTCAATGCAATCAAAAGAACTAAAAAGTAACATTTAAGGAGTATTTAAATGCAAATTTCTTACGATAAACTCGTTGAGAAGTGGGCTCCAGTTCTGAATGAAGAGTCAGCTGGTGAGATCAAAGATTCTCATCGTCGCGCTGTAACTGCTGCTATCTTGGAAAACCAAGAGAAGGCCTTTTTGGAACAAGCTCAACTTAACGAAGTAAACACAAACAATAGTGTAACTGGTGCAGTTGGTTCCGGTGGTGCTGGTTGGGACCCCATCCTTATCGCTCTCGTTCGTCGCGCTATGCCTAACTTGATGGCATATGACGTTTGTGGCGTTCAGCCTATGACTGGTCCTACTGGTCTTATCTTCGCTATGAAGTCACAGTATAAGACAACATCAGCTGGTGTAACCGCTAATGACGAAGCTTTGTTCGACGAGGCAATCACAGGTTATTCTGGTGATTCTGCTGGTGGTGATCAAGGTGCTTCTACTCGTGGTGTTTCTGGTCTTGTTGGTGCTACTGACACTAACGTTGACTCAGGTATCAACGACTCAGGTTCTACTTTTGTCCCCGTTGTTAACCGTGGTATGTCTACAGCTGCTGCTGAAGCACTTGGTTCAACTGGTGCACAGTTTAACGAAATGGGTTTCACCATCGAGAAGGCAACGGTTACTGCGGTATCACGTGCTCTGAAAGCAGAATATACGCTTGAACTCGCTCAAGACCTCAAGGCTATCCACGGTCTTGACGCTGAGACAGAACTTGCTAACATTCTGTCTACAGAAATTCTTGCTGAAATCAACCGTGAAGTTGTACGTACTATCAACTCTCAGGCGAAGATTGGTGCTCTCCAGTCTAACATGACTACTCGTGGTATCTTCGACTTGTCTACGGACGCTGATGGTCGTTGGTCAGTTGAGAAGTTCAAGGGTATGTTGGTACAGATCGAGCGTGAGTGTAACGTAATCGCTAAAGAAACTCGCCGTGGTAAAGGTAACGTAGTAATCTGTTCTTCAGACGTTGCTACTGCTCTCGCTGCTGCTGGTATGCTTGATTATGCACCTGCTCTTTCTACTAGTCTTCAAGTAGATGACACTGGTAATACTTTTGCTGGTGTATTGAATGGTCGCACTCGTGTATACATCGACCCATATGCTACTGGCGATTATGTAACTGTAGGTTATAAGGGTACTAATCCTTATGATGCTGGTGTGTTCTATTGCCCATACGTTCCTCTTCAGATGGTACGTGCAGTTGGCGAGAATGACTTCCAGCCACGTATCGGGTTCAAGACTCGTTACGGCATGATTGCCAACCCATTTGCTGGTTCAACTACTGCTCAAAGCGATTTAGCTAACACAGTACGTAATAACCAGTACTATCGTATTTTCCGCGTGGATAACATCCTCGACTAATAAAAATAACGATAGTTATAAAAATTTGGGGGACGTAATGTCCCCCTTTTTTTATGATACCCTTTTTACCATTACTACCTTTCGGCCTTCTGAGTCTATGGTTTTCATTGTCTTAAACTCCCAACCCAACCTTTTTAAGGCAACTGGGACTGTAGGCCGATAGTCATACTTCTTAAATGGTGATGTTTCAATAATAAAGCTTTCGCCAATAGAAAGTTGTGTCCAAGGGTATTCAGACCTTCCAGTCAAAAGATACGACTTATTTTCTAAGACCTTCGTTTCTTCTATAGAACAAATAGTATATTTCTGTTTCACAAGTTTACTCCTAAATTAAAATTATATGTTAACATAACACAATACGAAAAGCAATAGTCTTATACAGAAAAATCAGATTCCAAATCTATATTTTCAAGACTATCTTCAGTATCAATCTCATAAAAATATGGATGATTTCTTTGGTATAAGGTATTATTTTTTGCGTTGTAGAGAACAGGTTCCTCCCAACTATGTACAGATCCTACCGCTGGTAAGACACCATAAACACTGATTGGGTTTGTACCGTCTCCTTTGAAAACCATCTGTGCGTTAGAACACATTTGGTTAAATTTGTCAATGTTTCCACCAGCGACACTTTCGAAACTGACTATAGGGTCAGCTCCAGTTAATGTGCTTGTGTGAAAAATGATACGTATTTCTTTACCAGGGTTGTTCGCAGCTTTAGCTAACGCCTTAGTAAATACTTTAGATACGGTTGATGCTGCAGCACAAATATACATTACATTTTCAGAATCTACAAGTTGGTATTTGTGAAGATAACTTTCGATGCGATAAGCCGCTTTTTTATCTGAAGACCATGAAGCAACAGCATATTCTGGACTATAATGATTGAAAACAGCTTGAGCGATTTCGTACTGTTTTGTTTCTGTTTTTGATGCACCAATCAGTTTTGTACGCTCGAGTAATGCATTATAATCAAACGGATTAACACCGGCCGTACCACCAGATTCTTTGAAAATGCGACACTGAGTTGTTAATGCTGCCTTAATATCTTCAATGCTGTTAGGGTTAGCGGCGACTTCTGGTTGTAACGATTGACCCATATAAGATATGGCATCTTCAAGTTCGTATTGCGTTACTTTGGCGGTTTTAGGAACAAATACTGCAACGATAATTAATTCCCGACCACATTTAGAAAAAAATTCTTTCCTAGTAGCTCCTGTGAGTTCATGATCTTCATTACCAATTCGTAATACAGCAGGTGGTAGGTTGGTAAGTTTGTAACCTTTAGACAACGAACGCCAAACAGGTTTTGGATCTTTTACTCGGCCACCTTTTCGGTGAACTTGTTTAACCGTTTCAACAATTGGTACCAAATCAAAATGACTAAACTCAATTGCAGGATGAATATCTGGTCCGAAATATGTAGGTTCAGATTTTTCCCACAAAGTTTTGTGGAGGTCTACGTAAACTTTTATATCTTTTTTTGTGAGTTCTTCACGAGTGATATCAACAATATATCTTGTTTCTGTTTCTGTGAGGGTTGCTGGGTTATGCCCATCGACTAGGGTTATTTTCATGTTTTCCATGAGAGTTTCCTCCTTTTAGGGGTAGGTTCATATTGAACGACTGTCTTTTGGACTAGTCGCATATAGGCGAGAAGTTGGTTGAACTTCGTTCATAAGTTTCAAAGTTCGCTTATGAGGTCTGTTCTTCCATCCGTACCACTTGGATGGTTTACCCACTTCGTAAGGTGGATCACAGTCGATTTTGTCGTACTGTGCCGCCGTTACATCGATGATTGTCTCGCCATCCTGCAACCACCAGTGAGTGTTTCCTAGAGAATCTTTACCACTATAAGGTGTTAGTATATCACAATTTAAAAAGTAATACAAGGCCTGAGTGGAATGATAACAATGTCCGAATAACGGGTTTGTTTTATTCTCTTCTTTATAT